GGATCTATATTTAAGGGCGGCTGGCGACCAGCAGTTGGGTGGGTCTGTGCGATTGCTTTTGCCTATCACTTTATCGTAAAAGATTTAATTATATTTGGTGCAAGTTTTGCTGGTGCAGAGCTACCAGAACTGCCTGAATTTGACATGGGTACACTTCTCACGGTTCTTGGCGGCATGCTCGGAATCGGAGGACTTAGGACATATGAAAAGCAGAAAGGACTAACCAAATGAGTTTATATAAAAACATACATGCTAAAAGAAAAAGAATTAAAGCAGGTAGTGGAGAAAAAATGAGAAAGAAAGGAGCTAAAGGCGCACCAACTGCAAAAAACTTTAGACAAGCAAAAAGGAAAAAAAAGAAATAGTACAAGATTTATTCAGACATCTAAGGATACATACAATGACTAAAAAAAATAAAATTAAAAAGGTTATGAAAGGCTTACAAAAAGCTAGTAAGACACATGCTGCACAAGCAAAAACTTTAAAGAGTGTTTTGAAAAATGGCAAAAAAAAGAGATCCTAAAGTTGGCACAGGCAAAAAGCCAAAAGGCTCTGGACGCAGATTATACACAGATGAGAACCCTAAAGACACGGTTAGCATCAAATTTGCCACAGAGGCTGATGCCAGAGCAACGGTTGCAAAAGTTAAAAGAATCAATAAACCTTATGCGAGAAAGATACAGATACTTACAGTTGGCGAACAAAGAGCTAAAGTAATGGGTAAAAATAAAGTTGCTAGTATATTTAAAAAAGGCAAAGAATCTATTAGGAGATCAAAAAAAACATGATGTGGCATTGGTTACGTTTAGCAAAATTTTTTAATAAAATAGGTAATTATTTTTATTACAAACATGTAAAAAGTTTAAGAACATCACAAGGTAGAGGAAAATAATTGTGGACGGTATTAAATTAGCGGAGTATTTATATAAGAACATACGTCAAAGAAAAGAGGAATTAGCTCAATCTTTGGCTGATGGTTCGATAGACTCAATGGAAGACTATCGGTTCATAACAGGTCAAATACGAGGAATGACTTGGGTTGAAGAAGAATTAAAATCCTCGATGAAAGGTACAGACTTAGATGACTAAGAAACTGATAGTGCCAGAACGGTTTGTGGCACAAAAAAAAATCAACCCGACTCCTCCTCCTATAAATAAAGCATTTGATAATAAAGATGATGCAAATCCAAATTCAAAAGATCCATCAAAGTTAGGTAAGTCAGCGTTAGAAAGATTACCACAACCAACTGGATATAGAATGCTTGTTATTCCATATTATGTTCCAGAAAAAGTAAATGGGATTATAATACCCGATAAGACTAGAGATCGTGAAAGTTTCGCAAGTGTAGTAGCTTACGTTGTTAAAATGGGTCCTGACGCTTATAAAGATAAAGATAAATTCCCAACTGGAGCGTGGTGTTCTGAGAAAGATTGGGTGCTTATGGGTAGATATGCTGGAAATAAGTTTAAAGTGGATGGTTTAGAGCTAAGAATCATAAATGACGATAATATTATTGCATCTATACTTGACCCTAAAGACATTTCTTATATATAATGGAGAACATAATGAGTAACGAAACTGAAACACAAGAAAATCAAGAAGAAAAGTTTGTCTACGAAGTAGAAGACGATGCACCTGTCGCTGAAGAAAAAGTAGAAACTTCACCAGGAAAAAAAGATGAAGAAGACCGAACAATTGTTCAAGAAAAATCTGAAGAACCTGAAGAAGTTGAAACTTATAGTGATAATGTTCAAAAAAGAATTAATCAATTAACAGCCAAACGTAAACAGGCTTTAGAAGAGGCGGAAGCAGCTTTTAATTTTGCCCAACAACAAAAAGAAGAAAATGAAAAGTTAAAGCAACAGCTTAATCAGTTAAATCAAGGATATACCTCTGAGTTTGGTAATAGAATTGAATCACAAACTGCTCAAGCTAAAAAACTTTACAAGGAGGCTTTTGATGCTGGAGATGCTGAAAAGATGTCTGAGGCGAGTGACCTTATGGCTAAACTCGCTATTGAGAACGAAAGGCTTAGAATTCAAAAAGCAAGAACTGAGCAAACGGCAACAACTGGAGATAATGAGGCAAAAGGCAATGTCCAAGAGACAGCCCCGCAAACGAGGCAGGCCACCCAAGAGCCGCAAAACTTAGATCCTAAATTACAAAAATGGTTAGATAACAACTCATGGTTTGGAGTTGATAAAGTAATGACCAGTGGAGCTAGAGCTATACATGAACAATTAGTTGGTGAAGAAGGATTTGATCCATCAACTGATGAATACTATGCAGAAGTAAGTAGAAGAATAGCTACTGAGTTCCCGCACAAGTTTAAGGGAGGACAGAAAAACGCCCAATCTGTAACTCCTGCGTCCAGTGGACGGTCTCTGAAAAAGGGCGGTAAAAAAACTATTGAGTTAACACCTGGTCAGGTAGCCTTTGCAAAAAAAATGAGGATACCTTTAGAAAGATACGCACAGGAAGTTGCTAGAATAGAAAAAACAAAAGGAGTAGTTAATGGCTGATCGTACTAATCGAGAGTCGCAAACTCGTGAAAAAACTGCGAGAGTACAACAGTGGAAACCACCATCAACATTGGATGCTCCAGAAGCTCCTGTGGGCTATAAACACAGATGGATAAGAGAACGAGTTATGGAGTATGATGATAAATCAAATATTCATAAACGGCTTAGAGAAGGATATGAATTAGTTCGTGCTGAAGAATATCCCGACTTCGATGCACCTGTTATTGATGAAGGCAAAAATGCTGGAGTAATCGGTCAGGGTGGTCTTTTGTTAGCACGGATACCTGATGAACTTGTTGAGCAAAGAAATCAATATTTTCAAAGCAAAACAAACAATCAAATAGAGGCTGTTGACAGAGATATGATGAAAGATTCAAATTCTGCAATGCCTATGCTTAAACCTGAGAGACGTTCTCAAGTCGCTTTTGGCGGCAAAAAGTCCGTTGACTCGTAATTTTAATTTTAAGGAGACTTAAATGGCAAATCAAGATGCTGCTTTCGGTATGCGTCCTATCAAGAGAGTAGGTGGAACACCATACACTGGAGGACAAAGCCGATATAGAATCGCTGCCAATTATGGAACTGCTATTTTTCAAGGTGACATGGTTGCTCAAGTCACTGGTGGAGGTATTGAAGTTCATGCCGATGGTGGAACTGTTCCAATAGTTGGAGTATTCAATGGTTGTAGATTTACAGATCCTACAACTGGAAAAGAAACTTTTTCCAATTTTTATCCTGCAAGTACAAATGCTTCAGATATTGAGGCTTTCATTATAGATGACCCAATGGTTGTTTTTGAAATCCAATGTAACGCTGCATTTCCAGTTGCAGATTTATTTGGTAACTTTGACATTGTTTATACAAGTGCAGGGTCTACTGTAACAGGGATGTCTGGCGCAGAGTTAAATGTTAGCGATGGTGCAACCACCGCAACTTTACCACTCAAAGCGATTGATATATCGCAAGATCCAGAAAATTCAGATGTCTCATCAGATGCGACTAATGTCTATGTTGTGATTCAAAATCACATTTTTGGACAGAAGTCTGCTGGATTAGCGTAAGGGAGATTAGATTATGGCTATATCAAGAGCGCAACTAGTTAAAGAACTAGAACCTGGTCTAAATGCCCTTTTTGGCATGGAATATGACCGTTACGACAATGAGCATTTAGAGATCTATGATACAGAATCTTCAGACAGAGCATTTGAAGAAGAAGTCATGATTAGTGGTTTCGGAAATGCTGCAACTAAGTCAGAGGGTGCTGGTGTATCTTTTGATAGTGCAAATGAAGTATATACATCAAGATATACAATGGAGACAATTGCATTGGCTTTCGCATTAACTGAGGAAGCAATGGAAGATAATCTCTATGATCGTCTTGGTGCTAGATATACAAAAGCATTAGCAAGATCAATGGCACACACTAAGCAAATAAAAGCTGCTGCTACATTAAACAATGCGTTTAATTCTAGCTTCACTGGTGGTGATGGAAAAGAGCTTTGTGCTACAGACCATCCTCTAGGTGGTGGTGGAACATTTTCAAATGAGCCATCAAGTGCTGCTGACTTAAATGAAACATCATTAGAAAGTGCATTAATTGACATTTCTAATTTTGTTGACGAAAGAAACATGATTGTTGCTCTTCGTGGTATGAAGTTAATCATTCCACCAGCATTACAATTTGTTGCTGATCGTTTATTAGAGTCTACTCTAAGACCTGGAACTGCTGACAATGATGTAAACGCAATTAGGAATATGGGAATGTTACCAGAGGGTTACGTTATCAACCATTTCTTAACAGATACAGATGCGTTTTTCATCAAAACAGATGCTCCAAATGGGTTCAAATATTTTGAGAGAACACCATTAAGCACAAGCATGGAAGCAGATTTCGACACAGGAAATATGAGATATAAAGCTAGAGAGCGTTATGCTTTTGGTTTCTCTGATCCTAGATGTGTGTTTGGATCACCAGGCGCAGCTTAACGAACAATTGTTCGATTATTAAAAGGGTGGCTTGTAAGTCACCCTTTTTTTATGTATAGTTAAATTACCTTAACGAAGAATCAACTTCGACAAGAGCCACGATAAGGAGATTTACATGGCTAATACAACTTTTAAAGGAACCCTACGTTCTGAAGGTGGATACTCATCCATAGCTACTGCTGCGAGTACAGGAGTAGAAACAACTCAAATGTCAATTTCATCTGCTGGATTTGCATCTATGGATGCTAACACAATGGCAGTGGAAGCAGGAACTGGTATTACAACAGGTACAGGAACTATTTACAGAAGTTCTGTTATGAGATCTGGTGGTATCATTACAACAAGAATATTAATTGATTTAACTGGTTTAAGATCAACTGGTTCTGGTGATATTATTGGTGTTAATGGCACTTCCTTAGTTTGTCACATAGGTCAAATAACTGCTGCTAGAAACGGTACTATACTTACTGGTAGTATGGAGTGTTTTGAAGCACCTGCTGGTGGCGATCCTGATATTAATGTGCATTCTGCAACAGAAGGAACTGGAGTAGAAGACGGTGCTATTGGTGATTTGACTGAAACATTGTTAGTAAACGCAGGTGATGCGACACTTGGAAGTAAAGTTTACTTTACTGCTGTTCCAGCCGCAGATTCTTTTTTATATTTAACAACTGGTGATGCTACAGATGCAGATTATACTGCTGGTAAATTATTTATAGAGTTAATGGGTTACGAAGCGTAATAGGAGGCATTCATGGCGATTAGGTCTGATGTAAAAGCATTTAATCACGATCAAGGTGATAGTGCAGCGGTTGTTGGTCCGTCTAGGTCAAGAATAAGGCAGATTGTAATATTTGGTAACTCTGCTGGTGCATTAACAATTAAAAATGGATCAGGTGGATCAGATATATTGGTTCAAAGTTTTCCAACAGGATTACATACTTTAAATATCCCAGATGCAGGTGTGTTAGCTGAAAATGGGGCATTTATACATGCTTTTTCTGGCAGTGGTAACAAACTTACTTTATTTTTATCATAATGGCTAGAAAACCAGATAAACAGCCACCCAAGACTAAAAAGTATTTCCGCTCCACTAAATCTGGGGCGGGAATGACTAAGGCTGGTGTTGCTCGTTATAGAAGGGAAAATCCAGGCAGTAAATTGAAAACTGCTGTTACTGGTAAAGTTAAACCTGGAAGTAAGGCCGCAAAAAGACGTAAGTCATTTTGTGCTAGAAGTGCAGGTCAAATGAAAAAGTTTCCTAAAGCAGCTAAAAATCCTAATAGTCGTTTAAGACAAGCTAGAAGAAGATGGAAGTGTTAATATGACGAGTAAAGAATTATTAAAAATGTTAGAAAAACATGAAGAAGTTTGTAATGCTAGGTTTGACGGTATTAACCAAAAACTTAATAAACTAGACAATAGATTGTGGATGATTGTATCATTAATTATAGTTGCTAGTGGATTGGAGCAGTTAATATAATGGTTATGGGTAGATCTCAAATGAGTAAACAAATATCCAAACCTTTTGGAAAAAAAAGAAAGTCAAAAAAAATAACAAAAATAAAGGTGAAAAAAAATGCCAAAAGACGCTTGTTATCATAAAGTTAAAGCAAGATATAAAGTTTTTCCATCAGCTTATGCTTCAGGAGCTATTGCAAAATGTAGGAAAGTAGGAGCTGCAAACTACGGCACTGGTGGTAAAAAGAAAGCTAAAAAGAAAGCAGAAGGTGGTGTTGTTCAATTAAAAAATGGTGGTAATGTCACAAAGCAAAAACGTAAAAGACCTACTAAAAATAAAAACATAGCTCGTGGCTGTGGTGTTGTTATGAGTAATAGAAGAAAAGTAACAAAGTATAGATAATGGCTGTTAGAAAAACAAAAGCTGGTTTAGCACTTAAAAGATGGTTTAAAGAAGATTGGAAAGATCAAAGAACTGGCAAACCTTGTGGTCGTCAAAAGGGTGAAAAAAGA